TGCTGCGCGAATAGGTATAACCGTGGTTTATCCACAGGGGCCGGTTATCCACAAGGGCACACGAACGCCGATTTGGGAAATCCACAGGCAGGTTGTCCACAGGCAATCCACAAGGCAGGTGATCTGGATGGCAGTCGTGATCCAAGACACCCGCCGGCTCGGCAACGCATCGAAGCGCCTCCAGGACACGTCACCGGGCCCGTGGATCGCCTGGCGGACCAGATCGAGGGCTGCACGGGCGATCCGGTTCATCGAGACCTACTGCATCCCCCCGAAGGGCTACGGGGCAGGTAAGCGGCTCCGTTTGGCCCAGTTCCAGAAGGAATGGCTGGAAGAGGCGTACGCGGACGCCGTGAATTCGGCTGGGATGCTGGTGCCCCGCGGGAACGGCAAGTCGACGTTCCTGGGGGCGGTGGCGACCCATGCGACGTTCGACCCGGACGAGTCGGGTGCGCCGCAGGTGCCGATTGTGGCGACGACGTTGCAGCAGGCCAACCGGGCTACCTATGGGGTGGCGTTGGCGATGATCAACACGATGCCCGAGTTGCAGTCGCGGTCGGTGATCTATTCGGGTGTCGGGTACATGAAGGTGTCGGTGCCGTTCACGGGCGGTGAGATGTTCCCGATCTCGAACGACCCGGATGGCCTGCAGGGCTTGGACCCGAGTTTGGCGGTGTGTGACGAGCTGGGGTTCATGCCGATCGAGTCGTGGGATTCGCTGCTGCTCGCTTCTGGTAAGCGGCCCAGGTCGTTGGTGGTCGGGATCGGTACCCCCGGGTTTGACCGGGATAACGCTCTGTGGCATCTGCGTCATCAGGTTCGGGAGGGGTCGGTGCTGCCGGGGTTCCGGTTCACGGAGTTCTCGGCCCCTGAGGGTTGCGACATCCGTGACGAGGATGAGTGGCGTGCTGCCAATCCGGCGCTCGGTGAGGGGTACATGAACCTGGATGCGTTGCGGACGGCGGTGGCTTTGTCGCCTGAGGCGCATTTCCGGATCTTCCGGTTGGGTCAGTGGGTGGATGGGGCGGAGTCGTGGCTGGGTCCGGATGGCCGCAAGCTCTGGGACGACCTGGAGGACCCGTTCGAGTTCGTGTTGGGGGCGGAGACGTGGGTGGGGATCGATGTCGGGTTGAAGCGGGATTCGACGGCGGTGGTGACGATGCAACGCCGGCCGGACGGGCGTCTTCATGCGAAGTGCCGCCTGTGGGTGCCGTCGGCGTCTGAGCCGGTTGATGTCACCGATGTCATGCACTACCTGCGCCAACTGGACGCCGCGTACGACCTGGCGGAGGTTTCGTACGACCCCAGGTTCTTCGATGTGCCCGCGAAGATGCTCGAGGACGAGGGGTTGACGATGATCGAGGTCCCCCAGTCGGTGGAGTACATGACTCCGGCGGTGGGGTCGGCGTTCGAGATGATCAAGCGTGGCGAGCTCTCGCACGACGGGGATCCGGCGTTCGCGATGCATGTGCTGGATGCGGTGCCCCGGTTCAACGAGCGGGGTTTCACGCTGGCGAAGGGGAAGTCGAAGGGCCGTATCGACGCCGCGGTGGCTTTGTGTCTGGCTTCGGACCGGGTGTTGCGGTCCCGGGCTGCTCCGCCGGCGCCGGAGCCGTGGGCGGCGTTCGCGTGAACCGTGTCACCCGTGCCCTGATCGGGTTCCTGACTGGGTTGGTTCTTGTCATGGCTGGCGTGGTGCTGGGGTTCGTGTTCTCTGCGGTGGTCGGTGGGCTGCTGATCTCAGGTGGTGTCGCCGTGTCGGCTGTGTTCCTGCTTGCCTACGACATCGACCCGCCCCAGCGTGAGGCGACCCAGTGACCAGTTTGTTGCAGCATGCCCGTCGGGCGTTCGTGTGGCCGTACCCCACCCAGGGGTTTGAGTCGTTCAATTTCGGTGGCCAGCAGTATTTCGGGGTGTCGTCGGGTGGGGTGTCGACCCAGGACCGTGAACCGCCGCCGGCGGGGTTCGCTCAGATGGTCGATGGGCCGTTCCGGTCCAACGCCATCGTGTTCGCCTGCGAGCAGAAGCGGATTTCGGTGTTCTCTGAGGCCCGGTTCCTGTGGCGGGGCTTCAATCAGGGCCGCCCCGGGAAACTGTTCTCCACTGCGGAGCTCGACATTCTGGAGTCGCCGTGGGATCGGGGCACGACCAGTGACCTGCTGGCCGAGATCCTGGTCATGGCGGACATCGGCGGCAACGGCTACGTGGCTCGCACTCAGGAGCAACCGGATCGGTTGCGGGTCCTGCGCCCCGATTGGGTGACGATCGTCATGGGTGACTCGTCAGGGCGCCCCGTTCAGTCCGCTGCTCAGCTGGATGCGGAGATCATCGGGTTCATCTATGACCCGAAGGACAGTCGGACCGAACCGGAGGCGCTGCTCGCGTCGGAGGTGGCGCATTTCATTCCGCCTGGTTTGAGGGATCCGTTGGCCAGGTTCCGGGGGATGTCGTGGCTGACCCCGATCATCCGTGAGGTCCAGGCCGATCAGGCGGCCACGATGCACAAGCTGTCGTTCTTCGAGAACGGCGCCACCCCTCAGATGGTCGTGTCGTTCGATGCGGCGGTCACTGAGGATCAGTTCAAGGCGTTCGTCATGAAGATGGACGAGAGCCATAAGGGTTGGCAGAACGCCTACAAGACCCTCTACCTCGGCGGTGGGGCGACCCCGACGGTTGTTGGCAAGGATCTGCAGCAGCTCGACTTCTCGGCGACTCAGGGTAAGGGCGAAACCCGTATCGCTGCGGCGTCTGGTGTGCATCCGGTGCTGGTCCCGGTGTCGGAGGGGATGCAGGGTTCGTCGTTGAACGCCGGGAACTATGGGGCGGCGCGCCGGTCGACGGCGGATACGACGTTCCGGCCGTTGTGGCGGAACCTGTGCGGATCGCTTGCGGCCATCATCCCGCCGCCGTCGGGTGCCGAGCTCTGGTACGACGAGGCCAACATCCCGTTCCTGCGGGAAGACGCCGAGGCTGCAGCGAAGATCGTGCAGATCCAGGCGGAGACCATCACGAAGCTGGTTCGTGAGGGCTACACGCCCGAGTCGGCGTCAGCTGCGGTGATGGCCCAAGACCTCAGCCAGCTCGAGCACACCGGTCTCGTGTCCGTCCAGTTGCAGCCGCCCGGTCTTCTCGCTGCTGCACCGGCGCTTCCTAAGCCAGCGGCCCTACCAGTGGGCGTTTCGTCTAACGGGGGAGGGTCCTGATGGCCCAGATGACCACCGCATCGATCAACGACCTGCCCGATTCCAAGTTCGCGTACATCGAACCCGGCGGCAAGAAGGACGCCGCGGGTCGGACCATGCCCCGGTCGTTGCGCCACTTCCCGATCCACGACGCCGCGCATGTCCGCAACGCCCTGGCGCGGGCGCCTCAGTCACCGTTTGGAGCGAAGGCCATGCCCAAGATCAAGGCTGCCGCCCGCAAGTTCGGCATCGACGTCGCCGACGACGAGCGGGGCGACCACCTGATTGTTGACCACCGGTCCTACGTCCGGTCGTTTCCTCTCGAGGATGCCCGCATCCGTTCGGGTGACGGACGCACGGTTGAGGCGTACGCCGCGGTGTTCGACGTGCCGACCGTGGTCCGGGACCAGGACGGCCACTACAACGAGGTCATCGACCGGACGGCGTTCAACCGGGCGATTACCGACTCGGCCCCGCAAGGCAGTCGCACCACCTGGCGGGTCGGTGTGTTCTACAACCACGGCAGGACGATCTACGGCACCCCCTCCGAGCGGGGGTCGATGCCGATCGGGTCACCGCTCGAGATCAAGGCCGACAACCGCGGCCTGTTCACCGTCACCCGCTACAACCGGACCGAGCTCGCCGACGAGGTCCTGGAATCGATCCGGGAAGGCTCCTTGCCCGGCTACTCGTTCCAGGGCGCGTTCCGGCGCTCATCCGCGGTTGATGCCGCCGGTAAGGGACTGACCCGTGTCCCGCGGGGCGGGTTCCGGGCTGGCGCCGACGGCCAGCTGGTCACGGTCCGCCGCATGGAATCCAGCCTTAAGGAATATGGGCCCACCCCGTTCCCGTACTACGAGGCCGCTGAGGTGATCGGGATGCGTGCTGAGGACGCCGCACACCTGTTGAACGCCCTTGATGCCAACGAACGCTCGCAGCTGATCGAGCTGCTACGTGACGGCGCTCTGCTGGACGCTCCCGAAGAGGACTCGTCCGACGACTCGCCTGACCCCGACGCTCCCTCCGATGAGGGACTCGTCCCCGACGACTCGCCTGCCAACGAGGCTGAGCGCTCGAGCCGGGACTCAGAGATGGCACGACACGAGATCCTGCAGAAGATCGCTGCAGCGCGTCGTACCCGTCCGGGCCTAGCGCCCAGGAAGTGACGTCACAGTGAAGCTCAACGAAATTGTGGATCGGCAGCGTGCCATCGAACTCGAGCTCAAGCAGATCGAGGACGATCCCACCGCCGCCGACGAGAACGACGCCGACTACGTCGACACGCTCCTCGCCGAGTTCGACACCCTTGAGAAGCGGCGCCAGCCCCTCGCCGAGCGCGCCCAGAAGCTCAACCTGATCACCGCCGGCGCCAAGACTGACGACGGCATCGAATCGGGCGATAGCCGCGAGGCCCCGACCCAGGTGTACCGCAACCGCAAGGACCCGTTCGAGGACCTCGACGCGGTCCGTACCGGCATGGTGCGTGGCGCTGAGGTCCGGTCCCGTGCCCAGGACGCCATCGAGTGGGCGTCCCGGTCCCAGTGGGCCGATTTCCCTGACGATCACGCCGAGCGGGCCACTCAGCTCGCCGCCCAGAACTCGGGTGTCGCCAAGCACATCCTGATGACCGGCAGCCAGGAGTACTACGAGGCGTTCCGCTCGTACGTGTCGGACCCCGAGGGCATGGCCACCCGTGCCACCACCCTCGCCACCGGCTCACTTGGGTTCATGCTCCCGTTCGTCCTAGACCCCACCATCATCCTCACCAACGCCGGCAGCGCCAACCCCTACCGGCGTGTCTCGCGGGTGGTGCAGACCACGTCCAACACGTGGAACGGCGTCACCTCCGCCGGTGTCAACGCAGCGTTCGTCGGTGAGGCCGCGGCGTCCACCGACGCGTCGCCGACCGTCGGCCAGGTGCAGATCACCCCGCAGAAGGCGCACGCCTGGGTGTTCGGCTCGTTCGAGTCCCTCGAGGACTCGGACCTCGGCAACCAGCTCCCCAAGCTGTTCGCCGACGCCAAGGACCGGCTCGAAGAGTCAGTGTTCGCCACCGGCGCCGGCACCGGCGTCATCCCCCAGGGTGCGGTCACCGCAGCCACGACCGGCAACACCGCGGCGGCCACCGCCTACGCGGTCGCTGACGTGTACACGCTGCAGGGCCGTCTGACTCCGCGGTTCCGGTTCGGTCCCGGCGCGGCGTTCATGGCCAACCTGGTGTACCTGAACAAGACCCGCCAGTTCGACACCGCCGGCGGCTCCTCGTTCTGGGCCAACCTCGGTTCCGACACCCCCGAGCAGCTGCTCGGCAAGCCCATCTACGAGTCCTCGTCGATGTCGACCGCCACCGCCTCCGGTTCGAAGGTGCTGCTGTTCGGCGACTTCAACGAGTACATCATCGTGGACCGGGTCGGCATGTCCGTCATCTACGAGCCCATGGTCACCGGCACCGGCGCATCAGCCAACTTGCCAACCGGCCAGGCCGGCTGGTACTGCTTCTGGCGTGTCGGGGCTGCGGCGAGCACCGCGAACGCCTTGCAGGTGCTCACCATCCAGTAGTCGTTCCAACCACGGTCACAGAAGGGCAGGCTCCCGGGGTCCCGTTCCGGGTGTCCTGCCCTTCTGTCTCAACGGGAGACCCCCTCACACATGCATCCATCTATCATCAGCGTCTTCGAGAACGGCATCCTCACCGCCGACGACGTCCGCGGCCGCACCGTCCTTGAGGTCGGGGCCTGTGACGTCAACGGCAGTGTCCGGCCCATCATCGAAAACCTCGGCCCCGCCAGCTACTTGGGGGTCGATAACACCAACGGGCCCCGGGTCGACAAGGTCGCCGACTGCGGTGACCTCATCGCCACGTTCGGGTGGGGTGCGTTCGACGTCGTCGTATCCACCGAAATGCTCGAACATGTCGCCGACTGGCGGCGCTGCATCGCCAACCTCGCTGGCGTCACCGCCGAAGAGGGCCTGCTGGTCGTCACGACCCGGTCACCCGGCTACCCGTACCACGCCTTCCCCGAGGACTACTGGCGGTACACGCCCGATGTCCTCTCCGGGATCCTCACGGCGATCGGGCTCGACGTCATCGACTGCTTCCCCGATCCCGACGCCGGCATGCCCGGGGTGGTTGCCAAGGCCCGCAAACCGGTCGGATGGCAGATCCCCGCCGAGGCTTCGCTGCTTGCCCCTGCGATCCAGCCGGAACGGGCAGGGAACCGGCCCCTATCGATCCTAGGTCAGCCGCACGAGGCGGACGGGTCCGGGTACTACCGGTTCTACCTGCCGTACAAGCATCTGGCCCGCGGTGTCAACCACCGGATCATGCTCCCCGAGGCAGGCACCAAGTTCACGCCGAACAACGACGAGCTCGGCGACATCGACGTGATCGTCGGGCAACGGTTCATGGGTGCGCATGGCGTGAAGCTGTGGGACCTGTGGGCCGGCCGCGTCAAGCTGGTGTACGAGACCGACGACGACATGTTGCGCCCGGACCCGTCGAATTGGCTCGCCCACCTCCACGACGAGGCGGTCAGGGGCACCTACAAGCACTGTGTGCAGATCTCCGACCTGGTGACGGTGTCGACGGAGCCGTTGGCGGAGCAGATGCGCCAGTACAACCCGAACGTGGTGGTGCTCCCCAACTTCGTGCACGGCGACATGCTGTACCTAGACCGTCCCCGGCGGGATCGGGTGACGGTCGGCTGGTCGGGTGGCATGTCGCATCTGCGTGACTGGATGGAAGCCGCCGACCCGCTCCGCGACATCCTCGATTCGCACCCTAGTGTGGACATGCATTTCATCGGGCTCGACTACTCGCCGGTGCTACGGACGAACCGTGAATGCCGGTACACGCCGTGGAAGCCCGACGTGTGGGACTACTACCAGCTCATCGACTTCGACATCGGCCTCGCGCCCCTCGCCGACACGCCGTTCAATACCTGCAAGTCGAACATCAAGGCCCTCGAGTACATGGCGCTCGGCATCCCCGTCATCGCCTCGGACACTCCCGCTTACCGGGACCTCGTCGTCGACGGTGTCACCGGCTACCTCGTGCACGGCAAGGACGAGTGGCACGCCCGGCTCACCGACCTGATCAACGATGAGGCCATGCGCACCGAGATGGGCGCCAAGGGCCGGGAGGTCGCGTCCGGTTGGACGATCCAGCAGGGCTGGAAGCTGTGGCGTGACGCCTACGAAGCCGTCACCGGGTGGAAGGCGTGACGGACCCGATCGCTGCGAGTGTCGCCCGCTGGCGTGAACCCCACCGGCCCGCCTACCGCGGCATCTATACCCAGCAGCTCGAACCCGACCTGGAACGCTACGCCGAGGTCATCGCCGAGCTCGCGCCCCCGTTCGTCGTCGAAATCGGCCGAGCCGAAGGCGGAACCGCGGTATGGCTCGCCGACCACCTCGCTGACGCCAACCGTGACGGCGTCCTCGTCTCGATCGACATCCTCCCGCCGGCCAGGCTGCCTCCGACGCTCGCCAAAGTCGTCTACATCACCGCCAGCTCCACAGACGTCGAAGCCATCGCCGCCGCCCGTGA